GTAAGGTTATATCCAGCACCTTGTCCAACTATTGTGTTGTTATAGCCTGTCGTATTGCTATACCCCGCCTGATAACCCACAGCGGTGTTGTTGCTGGCGGTGGTGTTGGACTGAAGAGCGCTTGCCCCAATAGCAACATTGGTTGCCCCCGTTGTATTTGCCGCTAAAGCACTTGCACCCACCGCAGTATTGGTAGCCACAGCACCCGCGCCACGGCCTACTGTGAGTCCTTGGAGGGTTGTAACGCCCGTCACAGCTAGGGTCGTTGCAATAGTCTCAGCCGCAGTGTTCACCACGCCCGGTGTGTTAATTCCACTTGTTCCGTCAATAATTACTGTCATAAAACCACCCATCTTGAACCCGTAGGTACTGTTACTGTGATGCCAGAATTAATCGTAATTGGCCCAGAACTTGTAGCGTTGTTGCCTGCGCCAATTGTGTAGTTAGCACTGATCACCGATGCGTTCTCCCACAAGCCATAAGCTGTGATGTTTGAGCCGCCGCCAATCGATCCCCATGCCGTGCCGTTGTAACCCTCAAACACATCTGTGTCATCGTTAAAACGCAACATACCCGCTGCCGGTGTTGGGCGTTCTGCAACCGTACCCACTGGCAGCTTGATTGCACTCGTCCCGCCAAGGCTGAACAAGCCGTTTGACGGGTTGAATTGCAGCTTGGTTGATGAGACATTGCCTGTTGTGATGTCGCCAGTTGTAGCGCTTGTAAACGTCAGGTAGCGGGTTGCATTTGTAGTGGTGTCATCAACGATTGCCAAACCACTGGTGTTCACTTGCCACGTTGGGGCAGATGCGCCATTAGAAGTTAAAACATATCCCGCTGTTCCCGTTGATCCAGCCAATGACAATGTGCCATTTATCCGCAAGTCAGTAAATGTTCCTGCCAATGCGGTTGTTCCACCAATTGCAACATTGTTGATTGTTCCAGCAGTTGCAGGGTTGACTGTCAATGTTCCCGTTCCTGTAGGTGCAATGCTAATTGTTGCGTTGGCTGGGTTCATGTTGAACGCCCCATCCAGCGTTAAATTAACCCCGCCGCCTGCGCCCCATTGCAAACACGCTGCCCCGCTTAAATTACGCAACGCACCGCCGCCAGAACCACTTGCATCAAAATTAGTGCCGACAAATTTAGTGTTTGCCGTAATTGTTGTGCCTGTAATTGCCGCAGGGGTTGTACCGCCAATTGCAGGGGGCGCAGATAAATCAAGCGTACCGCCCAATGTCAAGCTGCCGGTGCTGGTCACAGTGCCACTCAGGGAAATCCCTGAGACTGTGCCTGTGCCGCTAACTGATGTGACTGTGCCTGTTGTTGGTGTTGCCCATGATGGCAAGCCTGAAGCCAGCGTCAAAACCTGACCGTTTGCGCCAGCCGAAAGCATTGCCGTAGTCCCAGCCGCGCTTTGGTATGGCAACGAACCAGCAGCGCCGCCAGCTAAGTTAGTGGCGGTTGTTGCCAGCGTAGCGGTTGCCGCATTACCAGTGGTATTTTGGTTAAAGGTAGGCCATGTGAATGTGCCAGTGGAGAAATTACCCGACTGCGGCGTTCCCAAAATAGGGGTTACCAAACTTGGGCTTGTGGCAAACACCAGTGATCCACTGCCTGTTTCATCAGTTACCGCCGCCAGCAAATTGGCGCTAGACGGCGTTGCAAGCCAAGTTGCCACCCCAGTACCCAAGCCAGTGATTGACCCAACTGCGGGGGTAATAGTGGTGTTTCCAGCCAATGTAAGTTGCCCTTGGGCATTGACTGTGAATGTGCCAACTTGGGTTGCTGATCCATAAGCAGCGGCTGTAACAGCAGTGTTTGTAATGCTGAAAACAGTGCCTGTTAATGTCAGGCCAGTGCCAGCGGTGTAAATTGCTGAAACCGTGAAATTTGACCAATTGATCGCGGTTACGCCAAGTGTGCCACCGGGCTGCGCCATCGAATACCAAGCCGAATCAGCTTGCGTTCCTGAAACAATAAATATAATTGCGCCAACGTATTCATCCCATGTATCCGCGCCGATGCTTCGTGTCCAAGCGCCAGATGAAACCACATAAATGCCATTGTCTGCCGCATTGGTTTGGTTTTTCACCAAAACTGTGTTGCCAGCCACCAGTGAAACAGTGTCAACTGTTTGCAATCCTGACAAACTGGCAATATTGACAGTTGATGCGGCGTTTGCGGGTTGTTTCCAGCTTAACCCAGCAACAAAATAATCTACATATTGCTTGTTAACAAGGTCGGTTGCCCCCACGGGCGCAGCCGCCACTGTGCCTGAAGTAAAAGCCGCCGTGGATGGGGTTGTTGCCCCGATTGTCGTGCTGTTAATCGTGCTGTTTGTGATGTTCAAACCAGATTGGTTTGGATTCACACTGGCGTAGAACGGCGTTCCTGCTGGCCCGATCAGTGTGATCAGGTCAAATGTTGGGGCTGGTTGGAAAATGCCCTGTACAGGAACAATGTTTGTCGTTGATGTAACGGCGGCTTCGTTGGACATTCCAACCCCCTTTTAACCAGCTTGTGCGGCTGTGATGTAAAGTGTATTTGTGCTGGAACTGATAGCTTTAATGTAGAAAGGCGCTTTGGGGGCAGCAATCATTAAAGGGAAATTCATGGCTGCTGGCAACACAAATGAACCGCTGTTGCCAGTGGATGCAATGGTGGGCGTTGTAACCGTATCTGAATTGGACAATTCCACAGACGCAACGCCTGAACCTGTGTTTAGCAGGGCAACATAGTTGGTTTGATCGTTTGTTGTGGCTTCAATCAACAAAGCAGCGCTGGCTGAAGTTGTCAAATTTAGGGCGTATGTGCGACCACTAGGGCGCATTACAGAAACATTGACCATTTTGAGTTCCTCAAAAGTTTGTTGAATTATAGGCTTGCAAATAGAAAAAGCCACCCCTTTTGAGGATGGCCCTTCTTACTTATTCCATGCGTTTTAAGGCAGGAATGACAGGTCGTAACCGTAGATGAAAACATCAGCAGTAGCAGCTGCACCTTGTGCGGTTGTATTGCGAATGTAAAGAGGTGTGCCAGTGACTGCATCTGTAGATGTAGCAGCTGTCACAACCACTTTGGCTGCGGAAGTGTTACCAGTTAGAGCGTAGGCGGTTTTAATCGCTGTGCCAGTAGCACCCGCACCTGTGTACACAGCCAATTGCGCTGTGGTCAGGTCGATAGATGCGTTGGTAACAATGATGCTTTGAACGCTAACGCGACCACTCGACAAAACAGTTGCAACAGTGTCTGCGACTGAGTTCAAATTTACGCCTTCAGCAGACGCGATCAAACGCAGGGCTTGGTTGGTTGCAAGATTGCTTGGGTGGTTCGTGTTGGTTGTTGCTGGGCCGGGATTTGCCATGATATGTTTTCCTTAAAATGGTTAATTAAGCTGCAACGCGGCAGGCAAGTTCAGGGTACAGCGGCGCCCAGCCATACAGCACATCAACGCGAGTCGGGATCGAATCGTTGTTGATGGTGTACTGACGAACCACACGCATTGACAGACCCAGTTCCTTATCGCTTGCGCGACCAGCAAAGTGAACGCCATCAGGCAATTCCAAGTCAGCACAGGCCAAAGTGAACGCATTTTTGTGCATCACGATATTCTGTGGGGACACAGTGCCGGTGTTGTTGAATGGGGTCACAACAGCGGTTGAACTGGTGGAAGCCAAGCTAACGTTCTGGAACTGACCACCAGTAATCACAGCAGGGCTAACGGTCACAGAAGTTGTGCCAGAAGTTGCTACGGTCACAGGCGCGGTCACCACAAAGTTACGCAGGCGGTTGCTGCCGTAGGCTTGACGGTTCTGTGGGTTGACAGCGAAAACGCCAGCAATTGTGATCACATCACCTTGTTTCAGGCCAGCGGTTGCTGTGGTAGCGGTCAGTGCAATGGTAGAAGTGGATGCCCAGCCAGTAGAAAGGAATCCTGTACCAGTGGTGGTGTTGCAGGCCAAAGTTGCGGTTGCATAAGAACCGAAAGTTTGTGCCACAACGTTCTGATCCATCTTCCAGTTCATGCCTGCTGAGTCACGACCCATCATGCCCTTGCTGTATTGAGCCGAAATCTTGTCTGAGGGAACAAACAAACCTTTCAAGCTGTCAACAATGGTTGCGCCTGTGAACGGCTCAACGATACATGAACGGCGACCATCGCGGGGTGCGCCCTCGCTGTCAAGATACGCGCCTGCGGTCAGGTATGTAATCAAGCCAGTTGGGGGTGTACCAGCAGTGCCAACAATGTTAGCAGTGTTGTTTTTTGCCATTGTCAGACCGTCAAAGTCAATCTTGTTGGCAATAGCGGCGACAGCGGGTTTCAACACACGGTCAGAGAACATATCCAAAGACAAAGCCAAGTCTTGGCTTGTAAATTGGGTGTCAACGTGGAACTGTGTAGAGAGGGTCACAGGCACTGAAGTCTCGTTGAAATCTTCAACGTTCAAAGCAGGGCCAGTTGTGCCAATAAAACGACCGGGTTTACGGACGTTCAGGGTAGCACCGATCTTTGCGCCAGTAACGGCGAATTGATCGTCATAGTTGCGCTCGACTTCGCTGGAGAAAGTCAATTCGTTTTCCAAGACCATCAACGCTTCGTTGGTGATCATGCTGATGGTAAGCAGATTGTTGCTCATTTTGTTTCCTTAAATAGAATGGGTTTAGCGAATCTTTCCAGCCAATCTTGCTGCTCTCCAAGCCTGATATGAACCATGAAATTGACCATCACTGGTCAGGTTCACATCACGCCCGTTGGCTGCTGATCTGATTGGATTGATAGGCGCGGGTGCTTTACTTTTCCCAACAACAGACTTTGTTTGCGGCTCAGTCTTTTCATACTGCCCCTCCAATTTCCCAATCGCTTTCAAGGCGGCGGTCAAGGTCATGCCTTGCAGCTTTACAGCAAAATCAGGATTTTCAGCAAGGTGATACAGGATGCGTGGGCCAACCTCAGATTCAAAGATCGCATCCCGCACTTCGTTACTTACCGTAACGTCTGTGGAATTGATCATGTCATCAAAGTCTGGCATTTCTGCTTTAGCTGCCTTTACCCGTTGACCCCAAGTGTCAATTAACTTGGCGTGTTCGGCGGCAGCTTTAGCCTGCACTTCCTTTTGCTTTTCTTCCGTCAATCGCTGCTCAACACGATAGTCTGTCAACGCCTTGGCGTATTCATACATATCGCTGAACTGCTCTGGCAATGGTTCTGTTTCAGCTACTGGTTCAGCTTTGGGCTGAATTTTGGCCTCCAAGTCCCTTACCTTTGTTTCCAAATCTTCCCTAGCTTGGCGTTCCCTACGGGCTTCTTCCCGTGCTGATTCGCGTTGCTTGGTTATTTCCGAAAACCGTCTTTCCAGCTTAGGATTTTGTTTTCGATCCTCTGTTGCTGTCGCTTCGTTCTCTACCTCAGTCGGTTCACTCTGTCCTTGCTCAACCTCTTGCGGCTCTGTCTTATCGACAGCCTCGCTTGGGGATGGATCAGCTAAACCCATTCGTTTGGCATTAAATTCAGCTAAATTTTCACTTGTCACCACATTGGCGGCAAGTCGTTCTGCTACTTCTGACATTGAGTTTCCTCAAAGAATTCACCCAGTTGACCCAACTGGTAAGGTTTTGCGGTTTTTACCACGAAATTAGTTTGCTGTCAATTACTGCACAGGTTGTTCAAATGACTGCTGCATTGGCGGCTGCATTGGTTCTTGCATTGGTTGCGGCTGCATTGGTTGCTGCATCTGTTGCGGGTTAACCAATGGGTTTGCACCGTGCGAAATATCCTGTGCAGCAGCCAACGCAAACTGTTGCTGTTCAGCATTCAGCCTTTCAATTTCTGCTACCAGCTGATCAGTTGGCATTCTTGCAATAAGCATTTTTACCAGCGCATCAATTTCAGTCTTGTTTTGGCTAGTAATTGAACGGGTGTTCTGATCATTGACCTTAACTTCTGCCATTGTTTCGGTGTTATGCGCCCGTGCGGTAACGTCCATAAGTTTGCGCTTGTTAGCGCCCTCTTCGCGGATTTGGGCAACCTGACCACGGTTGTTGATCTCCAGCATGGCAGCTTGCAGTTGCTGTTGCATTTCTTGCACTTGTTTCTGTGCTTGCGCCAGACGCATTTGAACTTCAGGCGGTATATCTGATTTCTCATCAATATTAGCCATCGGGTTCATGGCGGCAAGGCGGTCAGCGATAACGTCCGCACCGGGGAAGTCCATATTCCTAAACACCAAGTCACCAGCAATATTGAACAATTGCTCGTTGCCTGTCAGCAGGGGCATCATTGCCTCAACTGCCTGTTGGCGCTTGCTTTGGAAGCCCGGCCCTGTGTCCATCACCACATCATATTCGCCAACGGTCACATCATTTAGCACCTCGTTGACTTCGTTCTTTTCGTTGATTGTAGTCATGTCAGGCTGACCATCTGAACCAATGATCCGCATTACCCGCTGCGTGTCGTATATTTTAGGAATCAAGTCCAGTAGGATTTTGCCTGTATGCCGAATAGAACGGGTCATGTTGTCATAGAAGTGGAAATTGCTTAAATCCACCTGATTCTGTTGACCCGCCAAGGCTTTGCCTGAAATGTTGCCGCTTGGCAGCTGGTTAGGATCAACAATCCCCAACACCATCTGCAAGTCTGCTGAAATGGCGGCAGCGGCTTCCATGATGCCAGCTGGAGGCGCTTCGGGTTGTAGTCGGGTTGGCACTGGGGCTGGTACGCCCTCAATGTCTTTTTGCTTGTAGCGCAGGACGGGGCTTGACTTGATGTTAGCCATCGCCCATTCGTTTTCGTGTCCCTCATCTTGGCCCTCTGCCAGCAGCCATTTAGCCTTTGGAGCAAGCGCAACCGATTCGGTCATGCTGGTGCGCCAAAAGTTATACATCCGCTGCGGGTCTTTGGCAAACCGCACCAAGCCATATTTCTTGCGCTTGTCATCCACGATAACCTGTGCGCCGTAGCAAGGCACAACCGGAATGTATTTACCCGCCCATGTCTTTTCTTCCAAGATTTCTAGGGCGGTCATCTTGCACCACTTCACCGCCTTGCGGAAGCTTTCGCGCTCATCCACCACGGTTAAGCCAGCGGCTTCGACACGCTCAAAGAACCTTTCGGAATCAGCAAATTGGCGTGTGCCATCACTCAGCAAATACAGCTTGGCGCGTTCACGCTCAATATAGAAGAATTCAGCAATCCTGATGTCTTCTTTGGTGATCCAGCTTGCGGTGTCATCGCCAGTTGATCGCTGAGTGAAGTTAGCGCCATCATCAGCATCAGGGTAATAATCGCGGAAAATCTTCTTATCGAGCACCGTAGTGATCAAGCAGCGTTCAGCGTCTGACCCATCAGGCAATATGGAATTTGGGTCAAAGTACACGGTGAACGGGTTGTCAATCGTGTCGATGTAGATTTCCTGATCAAACGAATCCTCGCTTGTGTAGCGGGTGTTTATCCTCCAATAGCCCCAGCCCATCCGCACGGCATAATCAAAGGCGGTGTCGTAGGCGGTGTCAGCGTTGGAATTGACCTCAATGTGACGGGTCATGCCTTCGATTACTTGGGCAATTTTGTAATCAGCCAAGTTGTTTACAGGATGCACCTTAATGCGTGGGCGCTGCATCCGCTGCTGGTTGGTCACCTGACGGATGTAAGAGTCGATCTTGTTGATGGTTAGGCAGGGTCTGGCTTCCACATTCCTGCTGTTCTGTATCTCAACAGGCCATTGATCCCCAGCGGCAAATTTAATATCTTGCAGCGCCTCTGCACGATTGGTTGAGTCTGCGTCATTGACCAGCCGCCAAAAGTCTATGGCTTGGTTGATTCTTTTATCTTTGCCTGATGCGTCTTGGTAAGCCATATTTGCCCCTTTTGGGAATTATCCCATCCAACCGCTAGGCATTGCAACTTGTGCTTTTGCTTTGCGCTTGGGTGTGTCTTGAATCATCAGGGCAATGTAGCGAAATGCGTCAGCCCCGTGCGAATAGTGGTCATGTAGCGGGTTGCGGCTGAACTGCCCTGTGGCTGGGTCAACCTCATATCGGTAATGGCGCAGGCAGTTAATCCCTTCTGCGGCGTGTTCTCTGTCAAACCAGCAGCTGGGGAATATTGTCCTTGCGGCGTTGATTGAGTCAATGATTGGCACTCTAGGCAGAATCCGGGTCTTGTAGCCTGCCGCCCTAACAATGTCATCAATTGACCGACCAGCTGCCGCCAGCGTCTGGTTCTCAGCGTCATGGGGCAACCAAACCGTATCGTACATATAGCCAAAGGTCTGCATGGTTGCCAAGTAATGGGTCATGGTCTTTTGGCTGTCCTCAATGTAGCGGATCAAGCGGGTTTCCATGCCCACAAATTGCAAGAACCAGATCGATGTGCTGTCAGACCAACCAAGGTCAAAGATGGCATGGACGGGCTTTGTAGCGTCATAAGCCACACGGGTAAGCCTGCCCTCAACTTCTGCCTGTTGCAGTTCTTTGGCAAAGATAGCCCCATCCACCGATTGGCGGCACAAGCCCTCCCA